GTAGGCACAACTTCCACAGCATTAGGATCGGCCAACAGTTCCTCAGGTGTGCGGTCTTTTTCGTGACCAGCATGCAATTGATATTGACGATCACTCATGCCGCCGGCTGACTCAATTTGTTCACAGTATTGACATCCACCTTGTGGCCAGGCACCTTGTTTCATCAATTCACGTGCGGCCAATTTGTTGGGCAAGTTGTGAAATGATGCAAAGTTGTCCAGCGGAATCGGTGCTTGATCTGTTCTATGACAACTAGAACTGGTACCTTGTCCCAGATATACTGTGCTCCAGGCCCATTTTAACAAACAGGCTGTGTTGGATTTGATTGGAAATACTCTGTTGATTTGAGATACGTGATCAGTCATGCAAACTTTCTAACGTCGTTAATTTCATATGTATTTTCTAATAAGTCAGGCTCGAAATAAATCTTTGCATGTTTCCATGCAAGGTGGCCATTAATGCTTCTCGGCTGCCAAACATGACCAGTTTGTTCAGTTTGCGATTGTTCACAATATAATACGGTGATGCCATATGACGATCTAGAGTAATCAAGTTGCGCGGCGTTAATAGTTTTTCTGGCAATTCAAATGTGTAACTGTTCAGTTCCAAGCAGTCACTAAACACACGATATCCTTCATAGTTCAATCGCAGACCACCATCTTCTCGAATGTTTTGCCACCATGAGCGCATGGCATCATCCACAGTGGGTGCGTCGGGATAATGGTGTATGAGTTCGGCTGTGAGTTGGAATTTATTCAGCATTGGGGTATATCTTATCCCCTTGTGTTAACAGCACCACTGAAAACTTGTCAGTTTTAAATTGTGTGTTGAGTTTACGTGCTAGATTTTTAGCATGTCCGGGATTGCTAAAAGATACTTTTTTGTACTTGGGTCCGGGATATTGTGTGAGCAAGTTACCAGTTTTGAGATTGATAGGCTTGGCATCAAAAAATACTGCCCACACACCGTCGGAGGCCAGCACTTGCTCGGTCTTGTAAGTTTGTTTGTTGGTGTGCTCAATTAGCACCTGTGGCTTTGGTCTTGACATATTAAACTCCACGTTTATTTATGCCAATAACTATGCAGATTTAAAACTACCCCCGGCAATCTGCACTTCTACAACTTCCGCACCACGGGATTGTTGTTCACGCATTTGTTCCAGTGTAATCAACAATTTGGTGATGTCTGCGTGTAGATCTTTGGCATCGCGCATGGGCATGGCAAAGTCTCGTTGCCCACGTGCCTCGTGTGCTTTGACAGAATCTACAAATCGATGTATATGCAGACTCATAATTTTTCCTGTTCAAGTTCGGCTAATTTGGCATGATACCGATCCCAGTAGCTGAAATATACAGCATGGTTCTCTTGGCTGATGGTGTCCATCCACTTTCGGTGAACTTCTTGATTGCGCCATTTCATCTGTACATTGTACTGATCAATTCTGACATGAACACAATCACCAACGGCAATGGCAGCCTGTACAACTTCCTCATGTATGCAATCTTGTTTTAGCCACTCGGCATTTTCTTCAGGAGTGAGATATTTTTCTCTCCACTGGTCGATGGTAAAAGTGCTGTTGTGTCTCACTGTGATTTCTTTGTTGTAATCTAGATCTTGGCCAAATGTGATAACATCATGATAGGGATTTGTCACGTGCTGCCTCCTGAGTATGAAATGGACCTTGATATTGATAACGTTCCAACACAATTAATTTGGGATTACGTAGTATCTTCCAGGCACGATGTTGTTTCACAGCATAGTAACCTGCGGCATACCAAGACTTTGATTTGCGTTCTTTAGTGAACAATGGCAATCGCTGTTTGACGTCCCACATGGGATTGTATGCTCTACAGCCTGTGGCATATCCATGCACTTGATCTGGTGCTGGTCGGGTGGTCTTTTCTACAGGCGCAAATTCAATGTCGACCTTTTTGCGAACCATGGGAATGGTTTTGAACTTGCCGATCTGATCCAAGATACGCATGGTGTAACCGTCAGGTTCAGCCTCTAATGCACCAATCTTGCGATTGTCTTTTTTAAGTATCCAATACTTTTTATCAATTACTGGTTTGGCTTCTATCATCTAATACTCCTCTGTATGTTTGATTCAACCAGCGACCTATGGCATCTGCATAGTCGCTGAGTTTAGTAAGCTCGTACTTGCCACAGAATCTCAAGAAATGCGCACCTACCATGCCCACATCTCGATGGCTGATCTGCTCACGTATGGCTTCATCTACCACTGCTTTGATATTATCGGGCTGTGCTGTGAGATCAATCAAGGTGCGATTGCGTTCATAATCATCCAGCACCCGGTGTTCGGCTTGCTCATGGTCAGACCAACGTTGCAACATGAGATTGTTCCACGCATAGCCTTTTCGATCACGATCTTCAAATGCTTCTGTCAGTCCCACTTGATTCTTGGTCCCTTTCACACGCACACCTGGATAGGCCGAGAACACATTGTCACCGGGATCACCACGCATGCACTTCATGAACAACACCCACTGTTGATAATCAGGTGGTGGTACGAAGTTGGCATCGGGTTTGCCAACCTTGATCTTTGAGTTACTCTCAATGGTAAATGCCAAGTTTTTGCCTTTTGCGTCTGTAACACCCGTGGTACTGAACAAGTGATCGTTGATGCCGTTGTATAATTTTACATTGGGTGCAATCAGTTGCACAAAGTCAGAATCTGAACTGACCACAACATGTTCATCTTGGGGGTGTAGTGCAATCCAACGTGCAATGATGTCATCTGCTTCTGCTGTGGCACAACGGACAACACTACAGTTGGTTCGTGTAGACAAGTATTTAGTCAGCTCATCATAGGTTTCCCAGAACAGCTTGTCCTCTTCTGCTTCTGACTCGCTCATTTGTCCACGTGCTACTGCACGGTTTGCTTTGTAAGGTTTATAGTGATCTTTGCGCCAGCTACGGCCTTCCAATGCGAATACCACATGATCAGCACCAAGATCACGTGCTACTTTGTTGGCACTCATCAAGGTTAGATGTAGTGCAAAGCCCAGCTTGGTCCATGTGTCTGCGGCACGATGCGCCTGGTGCCGCGCACGAAAAAACATGTTGCTGGTGTCAATCAGTAGATAGCGCATTGTGTGTTACCAAGTTGTGTTGTTTGATGTATTGTAACACATAATTGGCCCAAAAGCAATGGCCTTTGGCATTAAAATGGTAACCTTTTGTGGGCACATGCCCGTTTTGTTGTAAAATGGCATTGTAAGAGCCTTGCCGATTGTAAGGATACATGTAACTGGTGCCCCAAATATGTTGATTTTGGACATCACTGAAATTGCTGTACCCACTGTAAAACAAATGGGGAATGTTCAAACTCTTCAGTTCGATATGCAATGCCCAAATCTTTTCATGACATTCTTGCGTTTTGATCGTCCAATCTACATCAACCACAAACTGTTTGTATCGCTGTTGTAGTTCTTGAGGTACCCAATCCGCACCAGATGCGTTGACCTGGTACCATGTGCCACGGTGCAACCATTCTTCGCGTTCCCAAGTGGTCCACTGTATGACCATGAATACGTTGTGCAAATGATTGGGATTGTTGGCTATCCATTCACGTGTGGTTCTCGCAATGCGATCATTACTACTGGCTGACTCTGCATCACAGTGCAATGTCATGCCAAGATCTTTTGCCAAATGTGTACACCAACTGGCAGCCAAGTTGAGTGGATGTGGGCGACGATCTATACCGTTCTTACCATCATCTACTGCAAATACATCTGGCACAACTGCTTCTGCGGCTGCGGTGTGGCTACACCCGTTAGCGTATAGTATCATAAATGGAATGAGTGTGTATGTAATCAATCATGGTATTTGCCCATGCAGCATGTGCATCTTCGTTGTAGTGTTGCCACCCAGGAGTGATTTCTTTAAACTCGTGCTCGACACACCAATTTACGTAACAACGATTTTGATGGTATGGAAGGAAGAAGCAATTGTCCCAATCCAGTTGTTCGGCTATGTTGGCAACCTGGAACGCATCGAATGCGTTGAAAAACAAATGCGGAATACCACGTTCTTTGAGAATCGTGTGCAGGTTGTAGATCTTGTTGTGCCAGTAGTACCCCATCACACGATGCCATTCACCTTCTTTCTGAATATGATTCTTCCAGAACTGATAGCGACGTCGAAATTCTTCAGGGATACGGTTGCCTACGTCTAATTGATTAATCTCGTGGAACGCACCTCCAAAGTACCATTGCTCACGCCCGTGTTCGGTCCAACCCACAACAACCAAGTCAGGTGCAGGATTGGTCTGCAAGTATTGCCGAGTTGAATCATAGATCAGATCGTTGCTGCCGCCGCTGACTGCAAGACTAGTGGCTGTGGCATTGTAGAATTTTGTGATAACACCAGCCATGCTGAGATCTTTGTTTTCTAACTCTTCCCCATTCATATTGGAGTCACCGTTGAATAGTATATGCATTATGCTTCTTTCATCGCGGACTGGGACCGCCTGTGTCATCTGCGCCCACTGGTTCCCATGCTTCCAGTTTCTTTTTCAACTCTTCGGCCTGTGACACACGTTGACGCAATTCACTGCTGCTGAATGAGTGATCACGACCATTGAAATGCAATTCAATGTCACGCTTGTGGCAGATCTCACGGCCGGTAAATTCTCGACCTTCGTATTCCACACCCAAGATGCGTACATCAATGGGCAGGATCAACAACAAGTCTTCTAGATCTTTTTCTGTATTGTACACCCAAACTTCATCCACATACTTGCAACCTATCAGTTGCAGTTGTCGTTCCACAATGCTCTGCACCGGGCGATTCTTGTTGGGCCGATCCAGGGTGGGATCATTTTGTAGAGCGCAAATCAAGTAGTCGCATTCTTCTTTTGCTTCACGCAACATGGCAATGTGGCCAGCATGTAACAAATCAAATGTTGAGGCAGTAAAGCCCACACGTCTTCCGTCTATCATATCAATATCCTTAACTAATTTCAGTTCGTCCGTCACCAATATCTCTGGTGCGAACATATTGGGTGCCAGAATTACGAATGGCCTGTTCTTGTTCCCAGGTTTCCATCACAACGTGTCTGCACACATTTTGGAACCACCGATCCACCAGGTCTGAGTCTGCGTCTGTGGGTTTCATCATGTAACCGGCCTTGACCAGTCTAGCAATGAATATCTCATTCCAGTCCAATTCAAATGCACCCTGGTGCAAATTGGCAGGATCAATGTCCATTGTTAAAATAGCCACATAAGGTTCATTGTTCTCAGTGGCAATTTGTTTGGCAGTTTTTTCAGGTGCTCGGGGCACACGAATGACTTTTTCTTTTTCCTCTTTTGCAGGAGGTTTCTTTTTAAATCTATCAAAAAATCCCATGTTGTTCCTTAGGCCAAGCTGGCGTATAAATGCATCTGCAAATTCAATTTGAGCCCATGCTCAACACAGTAACGTCCTGTGTATTCGTGATTGGTTTGATTGGCGTTTAAGTTCAACAAACCAGGCTCCCAGAAACTGATTACCTCATCCACGGTGCTACGTTCAGCCATGGTGATTGTGCCCTTTTCTGCTCGCAACAGTTTGATCCGTTGTGGGAAATCGTTGTACACATTCATTGGACTGCAATAGATTTCTTTGTGGGGATTAGTGCGTTTCCACTCATGTGCCCACTCGGGAATGTTGTTGTATGGACTGGCTGCATCTGATGACATAACAAACTTCAAACAGTCTGCACGATCCAAGATGGTCTTGCTGGGTGCAAGATACTTGGTAGCAACACCGTTCTTTTCCATGCACTTGGGACTGCACACCAGTGTGACACCCTCGGGTACTTCAGTCACTGGAATGCCATTGCTTTCAACTTGCACAGCCTTGAATCTTGGCAGTTGACGAGTCATAAATGCTGAGATATTATCTTGTAACAATGGTTCGCCGCCAGTCATTACCAACACCACACCTGGATGGTCAATGCCATTGTTGGCCCATGCAGGAGTTGTTTTGCCTTGCTTGACCCAAAAGTCATTGACTGCGGCATGCATGTTGTTTTCAAGTTGATCAAATGTCAACCAGTCACCATCGTCAAAGTATGTGTCACAGAAACTGCAATCCAAGTTACATTTTGCCAGTCTTATAAACAGCGCAGGCATGCCTGCATACGGACCTTCACCTTGCAGGGTAAAGAACATACTGGTCACAAACAAACTGTCTGTGGGTGCGTCCTTAAAATACTTCTTGCCAATAATTTCGTTAGTTCCAAACACAATTTTTCCTTGTAATTACTTGCGATACAGTTCTTGCCAATATGCAATCATTTCGTCCATCAATGCTTCAAATGTGTATTCGGGCTGCCATCTCAATTGAGTTCTGATCTTTGTTGAATCCCCACGCAAGTAAGGCAGCTCTTCTGGACGCAAATATTTTTTGTTTTGCACCACGTGGTCTTGATAGTTCAAATTCAATCGGCCAAACACATAATCACACATTTCTCGCACACTGCGAGTTTCACCTGTGGCCACCACGTAGTCATCTGGCCGATCCTGTTGTACAATCAGGTGCATGGCCCTGACATAGTCTGCACTGTGGCCCCAGTCACGATAGCTGTCCATGTTGCCAAGTTCCAGTTGCGTGGCCAAGCCCAATGCAATTTCCACTGCACCCTTGACCACTTTATTGGTGACAAAGTTGCTGCCACGACGTGGGCTTTCATGATTGAACAAAATACCATTACTGGCATGTAACTTGTAGGCATCTCTATAGTGATGCACTATGTTGTAGGCAAACACCTTGCTACAACCATAAGGACTGACCGGACGCATGGGAGTGGTTTCTCTTTGATACTGATCAGAGTCCACTGAGCTGCCAAACATCTCACTGCTACTGGCTTGATAAAAACGTGCCTCGGGGCAGATGCTTTTGTATGCTTCCAAAATGTTCAACACGCCAATGCTATTGGTCTGTGCTGTAAATTGTGGAATATCGCTACTGATACGCACATGCGATTGCGCAGCCAAGTTATAGATTTCATCTGGTTTGAACATACGTAATGCACGTTCCAGTGAACTTTGGTCAGTCATGTCACCGTATTCCAATTCCAGTGGCAAGTGTGACACACGATTGCGTTGATGTTCCACTGTGCTGTTGCGTCGAACAATACCAGTAACTCGGTATCCCAAGCTCAACAAATGTTCAGCTAGGTAACTTCCGTCTTGACCGGCAACGCCGGTAATAAATGCAGTTTTCATTTTGTATTTTCCATTTCAAATAGTTGACTGTGTGTCATATTGTCACAAAAGTCTATTATGTGTGATGCAATATAATCAGGATCCAATTGTTTTGCAGTAGATAAATTTTGAATCATGGACGTGGCCACTGGTCCAAAGTGCATGATACCAATGCTGACATTGGTTTCTTGAAAGTTTTCAACAGCGCCTTGCCAAAGATTATGTAGTGCTGCCTTGCTGGCAGCGTACAACATGTAGTTCTTTCTTCCAGATTGATATGCATTACTTCCTAACATTGCAATTTTCACAGCAGTACTGGGAGGATTTTGCAAGTAGTGTTTGATGATATTCCAGTTACTGCCCACATTGACGTCAAATACGTTTTTGTGATCTGCATGGTTATCCACAAACACACCTGCACAATTTATTATCCAGTCAGGCTGATATTCTGTTAGAGTATACGACATTTGTGCGGCGCTGTCAACCGCACCAAGGTCAATTTGATTTCTGCCCAAGGCCATGACATGGTATTTGGGTTCCGTCAGTTGTGCGCAAACACGCTGGCCAATGCCACCGGTTGCTCCCAATACCATGACTCGGATCATTGATGATCAAAAATGCTGTCAACTCGGAAAGTGTCAGCTTCGTAGTCTGCCCCGCCGCGTGGGCCTTCGGTGAACACCACAAATTCACTGTCCTCGTCCAGGTAACGCAAGGCATGAATTTCATTTGGAGGTGTACTGACCAAATCTCCCACAGTGGCCAGCACCATTTGGCTGGGTTCTGTGGAGCCAACTGGCTTGTACCAGTATTCCATTCGACCCTTGGTCATCAACATGTGTTGAGTCGATTCTTTGTGATAGTGATTGCCACGTAGAGCATGTGCTTGGCTTTGTACCACAGCCACATGATGCAGTTGTGCATTAAAAAACACATCTGCAATGGTTCCACGGTCGTCGCTATGACGTTCTAGACCAGGGTTGTCTTGGGAGAAGATATTGATTTTTTTCATTGGGAGATAAACCTTATGTTAGGGTTGATATTTATAAGTGCCTGTTTGAGTCCGTCACTAATGTTCCAGCTCAAAATCAATGCAATAGGGTCGGGGTGTTTTGCAAACTCTTCGTCGCCCAGTACGGGAATACGACTCAACGGAGTGTACTTGCCTTGTTTG